AGAATTTTTCAAAAGACTTGAAGTAGAAACAAAAGAACACATGATTAATGGAACGAACCTATTGTGTGGAGCTTATGAACTAGAAACTATTGATATGTTTTTGAAGGCTTTCAAGAATGCCGCACCACTCCCAAGACATGGAAGATTGTATATACTCCCAGAAGGACAACATGGAAGATTGTATATAAACAACATGCCAGCACTGCTTAAGGCGGACAAGGAGGGATAAAATTATGTATATAATAGTTTTGAAAGACGGAAAGACTATAAATGTTAATGCTAATGAGGCTCAATGGTTTAATGAATCTAGAGTGGTGGTCTTAAACGATTATAGATATTGCGTTGCTAGATTCAATATGGATAATATAGCAGGATTTGTAGACGTAGATTACAAAGAAAAAAATTGTGATGTGCTAGACGATATGAAAGACGAGATAATGACAATGGCAGGTGATATTGAAACAATAGCTGATGTATTGAGAATCATTGACAAATACAAGGCAGAAAAGGAGCACTGATTATGGCTAAATGGAAGCACACGAAAACTCTGCGGTCAGTACTGAATCATCAGGCTAAATGGGTGAATGAACATACTAAGTGCTATGCGATAAGGCTTGATGTCGAGAAAGACCGCAAGCTTATCAAATGGCTTGATTCAAAGCCGAACAAGACGCAGACAATAAAGGAAGCACTGTACCTGTATAGTGAAGATCAGGCAAGAGAATATTCCAATCTATAAAAGGAGGGTAATTCCCTCCTTTTATGCGTTCAATAACATTTTCACCCATGCTGTGTCCTTGCCTATCTTGACGGTCAAGTCCTGCCATTTTGCCTTATCATCATCAGGAACCCAGTCAAGGCTCATAATTTCGCTTTCGCCTATATCCTTTACATGTCCTGCATGTGTAATCTCATTCAGTGCCATCTCAGAATACATCTTCGCAAACTGAGGGTTCTTCTTTTTCCATAGTATATACTTTTCAGCATACATTACCGCATCTTCAAGTTCATCATCAACACGTCTTACATAATCGTCAACTATCTTCATTCTTATTGCCACGACCCATTTCAAGTGAGTCTATCCTTTCATTGATTTTCTTAAGCTGCTCATGGATGTCACCCAGCATTTCTTTTGTCTGTTCATCAAGCTTCTTCATGATGTCGTCGTTGCTTGACTGTTCAAGGTTCTCCTTGTAGTTTACAACTCCTATGGCAAAGGAAATTAGATTTATGACATCCAATATGTCTATCTGCTTATTGTCCATATATAAGCAAAATAGGGCTTTATAGCCCTATTCATTAACCTGTTACGGTACCACTGCCTGTAGGAACGAACTTTCCAAGCTGTGATAACAGATACTGAGACTGGTTAGCATTTACCGCTTCATTCTGGGCGTTGATTAACTGATCTCTAGTGAAATCATATTTGTCCTGCAACATCTGAGTCTTGATTGAGCAACAGCACTGGTCCATATGGTATCCAAGGTCAGCAATGGCTCTTGCGATATTGTCAGTAGTTGATGTGATATTTTGATTTACAGTGTTGAATCCCTGAATGGCATTGATAAGATTAGTGTTGTTCTGCTGTAGCATTGCATTTGTTTGGCTGTTGATTAGCTGAGCAGTCTCATAATTGTTGTTTGCAGAGCTCAATGCGATACCCTGTAGCTGGTTCTGGATTGTCTGAGTATTGATTGCGTTTGTAAGGTCGCTCTGAGTAGCATAGTTTGATGGCATGTTTCCACCACCTCCAAAGAATCCTCCATTAAAGACTCCAAATAGGACAATCAATCCGATAAAGAATAATAGTCCGTTGCCTTCAAATAGTCCACTTTCATTATTCATATAGTGTACCTCCGTTATATATTAAATTTTGTTGCAACCTAGATCATAGTTTGAAATTCTTGGCTTTCTCCAAGATTTCATTTGCGTCAACGCCTTTCTGGGAGCAGGCACTATAGAAAGCCTGTTCAACGTTTCCGCCGTTTTGGTCAATGAACTTCTTCATTTCCTGATAATTCGGATTGTTACCGAACATGGAATCCATCATTGCCATAGGATTGTTGGAATTTTTAATAATGTTGCCTATTGCGTTAAGGCTACTTTTTTGGCTGTTTCCCATTAGCATTTTTAGTATTGGATTGCTCATTGTATCTTTCCTCCTTGCTCTTTAGCATATTCTCTATTGCAGAGACACGATCTTCAAGCGACTTCATGCTTTCTTCTGGCGACTTTTCTTCCATTGGAGAAATGCTGTATGGAATCAATGTACAGTAGCCAGCAGAATCGCTTGTCTTTAGCCATACTACAGGCTGAGTTTCATCAAGCAGAAGAGCACTGCTGTCTGGTGCCATCTTGTAGGCATCAGCCCCGTTTCTACCGCTTACCCTGAGAACCTGCTGTTGCAGTGGCTGTGGCTGAATCTGTTGCTGTGTGACAAGACTGCCAGCCTGATAGCCCATATAAGGGTTGTAATTGTTGTTTCCGTATGGGTTGAACATCTTGGTTACCTCCGTATCATCTACAATGATTATCTCGCCATGTGCATAAATTCACAATGCCAATATGGTGAAATATAGCGGACAATCCCGTATAATTGACAATGTGCTTACATGATGATAGAATTAAAAATATAGAAATGGAGGAAAATAATATGGACGAGAAAGTAATGAAAGCAATCCACCGCATTGAGGACTTATCAAGAGATATGAAGAATCAACGATCTATGACTTTATAACAGATAAAGGAGATGAAAAAAATGCCAATGGACGATTACATATACAGGGCTGATGAACCAATCAAGAAGCCTCCTAAACTGAAAGGTGGCAGACCCAAAGGGGCAAAGGACTTGAAGCCCAGAAAGAAGCGTCAGGACTTCAAGATAAAGAGAAAGAAGAAAGAACAGGACGAATACAACCGCAATCTTATTGCTTTTGTGAATGCGGTAACTCCCAGCGAACCATTGGACCCGAAAGATGTGCCAGAAATGGAGAAACGTTTTGAACATTATCTTAAGATGTGTGCTAAATATGGACAGAAGGTCGGAAATCTTGGGGCATATTCAGCTATCGGAATATCACGCCAGCAGGCTTATGACTGGGAACACAAGACAAAGACACTTAAGGAACGTCAGGAGTTTATCAAAAAGGTTAAGCGTATCTGCTCTACATATCGTGAAGCTATGGGGTCGGACGCAAAGATCAATCCGGTTCTTACAATCTTCTGGCAAAAGAACTTTGATGGTTTAAGAGACCAGACGGACGTTGTTGTATCGGACGGTAACGCATTATCCAATCTTGATGATACAGAAAGCCTTGAATCAAAATACATGGCACTGTCGCAGAAAGCAAAGTCACTCAATCAGCCTTTTGACTTTGAGAACGTGATTGATGCCAAGGTAGAGGAAAAGAAGTGATAACTGATTGAGAAGAGTAAGAGTTGAAGTTGGAGCACATGACATCAACGGCCGTCATATGGAGATGCACAAGTACAACCGTGAATATGATGTTGTAGCAGAAACACAATATTCATTTACGATAATCGTAAATGGTGCAGAAAGAACATTCCATAAACGCTTCATAGAATACTTCTATAACTGAGTCGTGCAATGCCACGGCTTTTTTGTTTCCAGCTTTACTTAATTTATCGCAGAAAGTGTTGATTGTGTCCATTCCTTATGATATAATAACGGTACACAAAACTTAATACATGATTTGACACAAGCATACAATGTATCTATGTGCATGAGGGGTTCCAACCCTGCATAGGATTTCCGTATGTGCTGAGTGGAACGAAGTGGCGATAGTTGCGGATACATTTGGGCTTGATCAGGCGACTGGTCAGGAATAGGAGCAATCCAAACACAAGGAAATGCACAAGGGACACCATTTGATAAGGCTTGGGGTGAGGTCGCAGGAGCAATAGACGGCAACCGAAAGGATTGCATAACCCTTTATGCCCGGCGTGTGATAATGTCGGAAACAGAAGGGAAAATCAAAAGAACTGTGATGTAGTTGAGGCTGTGAAAATGGCGTATAAGACCGTTTCCCCAGATCTGGTAGCATAAATCTACAGGCCTAAAGAAAACAACGTTATGGGTTATAACAAGTGCTGAACGGAATGTGAAGGTTGAGGGTAGTCATTCCCTCCGTGGTTTATTGGTGGATTTCCATCAAGGCAAAGGAAGTCAAGAAGTAGCTAGCTTGACTCAGCCCTTTGTCTCACGTTGCCCAATAATCAGGTGAAGATGTTCTGAGTAAAGTGAAAGCTTACATTATATGCTTATGTCAGGTCATGTATAATAGATCGCAGAAAGGAGCATTTAATACATGCTCTTTTTTTACGTGCAGAAAGAACGCAGAAAGGACGCAGAAAGAGGGCAGAAAGAAGTATTTTTACATAGATCGTATTATATTTTGGTAGTTATCTATGTAATTTGGAAAACAATGGAAACTAACTTTTCTGAAAAATAATATTTTATAATAATAAATTATTATTATCATGATAAAAAGTTTATTATCCTAGTTGGTCAATAGGTTATTATATTAATTTCTGGTATGTGTAGCGTTATTTAAATATACCATTTATTTATGCTGTATTTCTTCATTTATGATGTGATATGGTTTTAACTGGTGTTATTGTACCTTGTAAAATAAACGTGTCTTATATCGCAATTTTGAGCGTTTTTCATTATCGTTATATTATGATACATATTGGAATATTTATCAGGATCCACGCAATAAAAAAAGACGGCTGTAAACCGTCCTTATTAAATAAGCTTTAAATATTGCGCTTTTCTATACAGTATTAAATATTCCGTTTTCTGCGGGCCGTCATAATAACATACGCCATGAATATCTTTGAAACTTTCGGGAATATGTAAGATATACTCCCCTTTTTTCGTTAGCTTTTCCGCACCATAATAATTTAATACCACATAAGAGCCTTGTGGGGTTGCGGTTCTCATGCATATTCTATAGTCAATATTCATAAGCATTTGCATAGGCAAAACTGCTTTTGTAGGGTATTGAGTGGCTATGATCAAATGTAAACCGCTCGCACGTCCTAAACGGGCTAAACTGCTCAATAATGAAATGGCTTTCTTTCTTTGCTTTACATCTAAAACGCTTGTTAGTTCTGCTATTTCATCAATACATATGAAAACTTCTTTTAGATGTAAATCATTGTAATTTGTGGCATTATGTTTTTCTAAAAACTCATATCTGCTAAACATAAGCTTATTACAATTTTCTAATACATCAATAGCGCTTTCAAAGTCTAATGCTAGCGCCTGAAGTTGTGGCAGTTCTTTATATTGTGATAGTTCAACTCTTTTCAAATCAATCATATAAAATAGGTTGTTTTGTGATTGTGCTATAAGCGAATTTATGCACTTTCGCATAGTTACCGACTTCCCGGAACCCGTGCAACCGGCTATTAATAAATGTGTTTTCAATTCAAATTTATCCCTATTATTTAGCTTAATTATTCCCATAAAAACAGCCCCTTTATAATTTTATTCTTATAAACTGCTATAAATGGCAACATAAACATAATTGATAAAATAACTTGTATAATTATATGTTCTAAACTGTATTTATAGCTTATATCAAAGGCAAGGTATAAACCTAGCAAGAATAATAATTTTATTAGTAGCTTTAATATATATCTGATATTTATTTTAATAGTGATCATCTTTTAACATCCTTTCTTTTTTAAAAGGCGCTTTTTATTGCGCCTTATTTTTACTTTGAAAAACCGTAATTATATGAATGTAATGCAATTATGAAAGCCTTACATTCTCTATCACTTGATATATAATCTTTTCTATAGTCGATAAAATCATATAAAAACTTTTTCTGTTTGTCGGTCATTAAATTATCAAAGTATTTCATAGCTTTTGACGCTTTATCATTTGAAATTTTACCATCATACAACTTTTCATAAACTTCATTGAATCTGTTTAAAAAATCATTCATTTTAATTTTACTCATTTTTTAGCCCTCCTAATTTTAATTATGCTATGCAATAAATAAACCCTTTTGTTACAAATTCGCAATAATAATCATATAAGGCAATGTCTTTTCCGTATCTTTCAAAGTCAAAATAGTTTTTGATAGTATCATCAGCCAAACCGTAAGCGGATTCATAAAAATAATATCCAACATCATAATAATCATTTAAGCCATATTCTAGTACATAATCATCAAGTTTTATATTTTCTGTATCATTTAAACAAGATACTTCACCCCATTCAATAAGAGATAAAATAATATCCTGCTCGTATTCTTCTACTTCATTAATGTAATTCATGAACTTATTCAATTTATAAATATCGTCATAAGCATTAATAACAAAGTCTTTAATATCGCTTTCAATTTCATCAGATATGATATAATCTTCTTTATTATTGTTGCTAACTGTATTTACAAATTCTGTTAACTCTTCTTCACTTATTGGCAATGTTACAAAATAATCCTTTTCAGTTTTTAAGTTTGTCAATGATAATTCGATTTCTACTAGTTTCATAATTTTATACCCCTTTTAATTTTATAATATGTTTAATTTTCTAATTATTTTCTTGTTCTTCTGCTAGGTCAATAGCTTCATGAACGTTATACATTTCTTCACAATCAATATTGATGATCGCATAAATTTCAGTATTTTTATAAGTTGCTGATATTTCAATAGTGCCATATACATGTATGTCTTTTCTTGAAATGGTTTCATTATAAAATTTATCAGCTGTTAAATCGTAATTCATGAATGAATTTTCATCAAACCATTCATTTGCTTTTTCAATTCTATCTTCTTCAAATTCTTCTTCTATCCCTAGCAATTCAGCTAATTTTAATAAGCTTTCATCTGCTAGCACATAATCATTTAAAATATAGTCGTTGCTTTTGAAATTGTTGTAATTTTTAACATCTAGTCTTAAATATTCTTCCATTTTTCTATTTCTCCTTTGTTTTTATTGATGTTTTCTTTTATAAGCTTTATCTAAATTCTTTAATAAATCATTGTTGGCCTTGATAGTGTCGTGAATATTAAACCAGATCAAGAACCTAGCAAGTTCAATTTCATTTTTAGGAAGTCTTTTGTTAAAATCATTAAATAATTGTATTGATCCGATATATTCGCTTGCATAGTCGTAACATGCGTTATAAAAATAATCGTTTGCGCTTCTGCTATCGGGTATTTGGCTTTTAGCCCATTCTTTAGCTTTTTTATTAAAGTCTAAAAATTTTGAATCATGATCATTTTTGAAATAGCTTTCAAAAAATTCTGGGTAATCGGTGTTATTGATTTCATCAAATGTTTTCATATTTTTCAGTCCTTTCTATTGGAATATTCCGGGTAATCTAGCAAATTTCTTTGTTTGCCTTTTTCCCTTTCCTTAATTAAATTATACATGATAACATGTAATAATTCAATAGATACAAGTTAATTTGTATGTTCTTTGTTATTGTTTATGGCTATAACTGTATATAGTTTTTTATTATAGCAATTCACTAGATCAAGCATAAATGATCAAAGATTCGCAATGGATCCATGATAATTTTTCCAATCAGATATTTTTATTAGTGTGATAAATCATTATCACCATGTTTTTATTATATATAGTGTGTCTTATATATAGTGTATATATTTATATAGTGTGTATGTTATATATATGTGTATTATATCAGTGTGTATATATAGGAGTGTAGTATATATTATTAGTGTATATATGATCATCTGCTTATATTGTTAATGTGTGATCATATTAGATATATATTTATTAGTGTTATATTATTGTGTTAGTGTTTTATTATTGTGTTAGTGTTTTATTATTGTTATATATGACATAGATTTTATAAAGCTATTAGCATTTATTTATTTTAATCTGCTATATTATTTATTTGTGTTATCTATTTATATTATTTATATATTATGTTTGTTATTTTTATAAGCGTTAAGCAAGTATGATAATTTATTTGTGAAATGTAATTATGTTTTATTGAAATACAGTAAAATTTTAGTGAAAAGTTATGAAAGTATAGTAAAGTTTTAGTTAAATATGCTTAATTTTTCACCTATCCTCACCCCTTACATGCCCCCCGGGGGAAGATATGTAACATGCTAAATCCTAAGTTACCCCCACATCAACCCTTCAAAATAAAAAGGAAATAACGCATAAAATCGCAATTTCTGATAATGTGAAATACTTGTTGCTTTTTATACATGCTTGCATACTATTTTAATCTGTTGTAAGAATACATAGTTTCATTTACATAACGTTGACAAATGTCAATGTTTGTAATTACGCAAATCATTTTAGTGAAAATCCAAAGTTTGTATATAAATCGTAACATGAGTGAGTTATACGAACGAATGTATGAGACTAAGTCGAATAACGGTAATGAGCAATAGCGAATTACCGTATGAGTGTTAGCGAATAGATTTATCCAGTGAAGAACATGCAGTGTATGTTCTGAATGGTATCACGTGCTTTACTGTATGATTCATTCTGTTGTATCAGTTACTGTGTTGTCTTTTCACTTCTTTGGTAGTTGTTGTTACTTGGTAAGGAGATAGGCAGGCTATCGTTGAACTCGCATTTCGCTTCCCGTTAGCGACTTCAACCCGCCTGCTTGTATAGTGAGCTTTAGACATATTCTCATATGTCCAAGCCACAATACCATACCTTTTTTCACTTCGTGAAAGATTATTTATGACAAAGTTTATATATTATATATAACTTTTAGAGTAGGAAAATGGAAAAGATTGTAGTAAATCCCTAGACGACAGCAAGCAAAAAAATAAACTGAAATCTAGAGAAGAACTACAATCTTTGCAAAAAACATTGGACTTTCGTCGCAGTGTAAACGTTTTTAGTCATGCAATTGGTCATTACTGCCAGTAGATAAGCAAATAAAGAACAAGTCTCATTGGTAAGAAGCTTATCGGAAACAATCGTGCCCATTTCCGTAATGACAGTATCCTGGGGAAACCCCACAATATCCTTGTGAAACATTACCATTCACAATCGACTCTGCTTTCAGCAAGCCGAACCCCTCAGTTGTGTTGTAACGCCATTATCGTCATTGACGTTACATGGAGACACAGGAACCCTCCATTGACTGATGAAAGCCAAGACCAATTTCAGCTTTGCACCGTGCGCATTTCTCAGTTTCGGCTACGCAACACCGTTGAGACCTGAGAGGTTGGAGACTCCTTCTCTAGTTTAATGTCCGTCACCCAGACAGATAGATTAGCTTTGCTCATGATCTGACTTGGACTGTCTAGATCATGCCATGAAACTCCAACAACTGGAATGCAAAGTCTGTTTTCATAAGGCTTAGGCAATCTATCATAAACGCCGTTATTCAGTTTGACGAATTAAGATACCGACAGATGTTTTAAGTGTACAGAAAAGAAACTGTGATTAATAATTTTGATTGATTAAGGTAAAATATTTTATTCATATAAAGTCGGTACCTTATCTATCTATAGTATACCATTTTTAACCGATAAATAGAACATTTTTAAAATGTTTTTTTGATTTTTTGAGCTGAAAATCGCAGGGAAAATAAAAAAAGAGTTTTTTGCTTAATGTATTGCAAATGGATCATGAAAATGGTAATATATAGTTGTCCCAGGAAAGGGGCGACATGCCAAGCGTCACTGACTGTCTGACTCACGGCATACACACCAGTAACTATTTGCTATTTTGATGTCCTTTAATTAAATGATCGCGATAATCATGTGGGAAGACACAGCCCCCCCGATTTTTGACCAATTTTCTATATTTTCCTTAAATTTCATAATATTAGGCAGTCCGATTGGCTTACGTCACAAGCCACCCTTTCTTTTTAATAATTCTCTTTAATTTCTTTTCATTAGCACACCAATGCAAACGTATGGAATGGAACTGCAACCCTGGAATATGGGTTGCTTTTCTTTTTGCCGTAATTATAGATAAATGCTATAATGGATAGTAGGTAATAGCTTTTGCTTATAGGAAGGAGGCTTCTCATGGAACTGTATGACGTAATCAACAGGCAGATGGAAAAGCATGACATACAGGCTTTTGGAGACATGCTGAGCTATCTCAACAGCACATACAAGTACAAGGACATGATATGGACCACAAGAATTGCAAAATTCAGGGACGACATTATCAAAGAAATAAACTTCAATGTGCATGGCAGAAACTGGGATAACTGCAAGACTCTGGAAACTGTCTACTACAATACGTTCCTTATAATGGCAAAGGACGACTTCGAGTCATACATGATCTATCTTGAAAGCAACAGGCCAGAGGAAAAGAGATTCTATGAGCCGAGAATGAAGGTTCTCAGAAAAGCTGTAAATGCCATGCAGAGGCTGGCTGACCATGAGATTGATGAACTTTTCCTGAGTATGCCACCACGTGTTGGAAAGTCTACTCTTGCAACATTCTTCATAACATGGCTTATCGGCAAGGATTCGGATAAATCCAACCTTTATGTGTCATATTCAGACATCATCACAAATGCCTTCTATAATGGCGTGACGGAAATCATCAATGATGCAAAAACATACAGATGGGGAGAGATTTTCCTTGGGAAGAAGATTGAATTCCAGAACTACAAGGAAGAAACGCTGGACATTGGAAGAAAGAAGAAATACCATTCCCTTACATGCCGTTCCCTATATGGTACACTGAACGGTGCTACCGACTGTTCAGGGACCCTTGTTGCTGACGACCTTATCTCAGGTATCGAGGAAGCAATGAATCCTGAGAGACTTGACAACGCATGGAAGAAATGCGACAACAACATGCTGACCAGAGCAAAGGAAGGTAGTGGTATTCTCTGGATTGGAACAAAATGGTCCGTGCATGACCCTATCGGGAAGAGATATGAAATGCTGGAGACAAACCCTGATTTCAGAGACAGACGCTATGAGGTGATGAACCTTCCTGCTCTTGATGAAAACGACCATTCAAACTTCGAGTATGATTATGGCGTTGGGTTCTCAACAAAGTACTATCTACAGCGTAGAGCTTCTTTTGAAGAAGAAGACGACATTGCATCATGGCTTGCAGGGTATCAGCAGGAACCTATCGAACGTGAGGGTTCCCTTTTCAAGAGAGAGTCACTACAGTACTTCAATGGCACATTGCCACTCAGGGAACCAGACAGAAAGTTCTCTTGTGTCGATATAGCACATGGTGGTGGAGACTTTGTGTCGGCACCTATATGCTACCAGTATGATGATACGATCTATGTCGTTGATGTCTACTATGACAATGGAGACAAGAAGGTAACACAGCCTGGGCTTGCCAAGATATTCAAGAAATGGGGAATTGATACCGCCCAGCTTGAAGCGACAAAGACAACCTACTCGTATGTAGAGGGTGTACAGACACAATGTGAAAAAATTGACTATCATATCGTGCTGAGGCATAAATCAGCGCCTACCAAGAAGGCAAAGGAAATCAGAATATTTGACAGTTCCCCAGACATCAAGACGAATTTTGTATTCCTACAGTCCAACAAGCAGAGCCCTGTGTATGCAAAGGCAATGAGAGAGCTTTATGCGTTCACGATAACAGGGAAGAACAAGCATGATGACTTTTCCGATTCAATGGCAATGTGTGCTGTATACGCATTCAATATTGGCGGGAAGGCAAAGGCAGTAGACAGAGGAAGACTTGGCTTGTAATAATTTCTTGACATGATAATAAATTATCAAATATAATTTTGTTAGGAGGGTGAGACATGGCAGAAGAAAAAGAAAAAACCTATATGGCACAGCGTTCAATCTTCGGAAGAAGAACGATCAAGACGGACTATAGAGAAATCACACCCAAAAACGTTGTGGAGGTTCTCAATAGAACGCTCCAGACACATAATGTTAATGTTTCAGAGATAAGCTATCTCTATAAATACTATAAGGGCTATCAGCCGATACTTGGCAAGATAAAGGAAGTGCGACCTGAAATCAACAACAAGATTGTGGTCAACCTTGCAAAGATGATTACCGATTTCCATGTCGGCTATCTTGTCAATGAGCCTATCGAGTATATCTCGAAGAATGGCGAAAAGACAGATGCAATCAATATGCTGAACAACTACATGGATGCCGAAAACAAGGAATCCTCAGACAAGAACGTTATTCAGTGGATGGAGATATGCGGTCTTGGATATAGAATCATCCTTCCTGATGAAAAGGGTGTTGGGTTTGATGAAAGCCCATTCGAGATTTACGACCTTGACCCAAGATACACATACCTTGTTAGATATTCAGGGCTTGGCAACGAGGTGGTGATGGGTGTCACATACTGCATTGCTGAAAGTGGTGAACGTACATACTATGTCTACACCAAGGATTCAATGTATGTGATTACTGATGATAGAATCATAACTCAGGAACCTCATATTCTTGGAAGGGTTCCTATCATTGAATATCAGCTAAACAGTGCCAAGCTTGGAGTGTTTGAACCTGTTCTTTCGCTTCTTGATGCAATCAACTGCACATACAGTGACAGGCTTGACGGGCTGGACCAGTTTATCCAGGCGTTGCTTGTTTTCCACAATGTTGACGTTGATGAAGAGCAGTATGACAAGATGCGAGCACGAGGGGCCGTAGCATTCAAGGATGCAAGCCCTGACATGAAGGGAACGATTGAATACCTTATCTCACAGCTTGATCAGACATCAACGCAGACGCTTGTTGATTCAATGTATGACGTGGTTCTTGAAATCGTGGGGATGCCTCAGCGTACAGGCGGAGCTTCCACAAGCGATACAGGAAGTGCAGTCATTCTGAGAGACGGATGGTATCAGGCTGAATCGAACGCAAAGGACACTGAACTTGAATTTAAGCGTTCCGAAAAGGCCCTTCTTAAGATTGCAATCGCAATCAGTTCAGAACTTTCAAGCATTGATCTTCTTACAAGTGATGTAGACATCAAGTTCAATCGAAGAATGTACGACAACCTATTGTCAAAGGTACAGGCTTTCACAACACTCGTGACTGCAAGCGATTCACAGGGCAACCCTGTCATTGCACCACAGCTTGTGTTTGAGCTTATCAACCTGTTTGCTGACTCAGACAGGGCATGGAAGGTAACTGAGGAATATGTTGAATCAATCAAGAAGGAAAAAGAAGAAAAGGCTAAGCAGATAGCACTCGGCAATGCACAGCAGATGGGCTATCCTACACCTAACAGCTATCCGAAGGGAGACAATGGAAATGCCAATGCAGGTAAAGCTAACACCACAGACGATCAAGAAGATTGAGGAAGTCCTTAACAAGGGCTATGTCTGTGAAGTAAAGATTGAACATGGAGTACCGACAGTCATTTCAATCAGCAGGCGAGTAGCCAAGTGAACATAAGAACCATATTCGACTTTGACGAACTTAATCGGATATGGAGTGGAACCGAAAAGACAGCAAAGGATATGGAAAAGATACTTGAGGGAGCATATATGCTGGGAGTAGATTATGTCTATGACATGGCCAAAGAACAGGGCTATGAGGACAGCATAGATGATCTGGTTGACATATCCATGCTGTACGAATCGGTATATCGCAAGACTGACGGTAAGACATTTGAAGATAGGTTTTCTGAGAGAGTACCGCTTTCAAAGGCGGACTTGAAGAAGGCGAAGGAAAAAGCTGAAAGTGGTATTTCCACCAAGGCAACAAAAGAACGGACAGACAAAGGCGGTAAACCTGTTCAAACAACAAGAAAAAGAACAGACGGCGAGATAAAGGTACTACTTGAAAGCGAATATCATAGGGTATTCAATGAAGCGAGCAATGAAACCGCAAAGAAGATAGAGAATAAAGTCGGCAAAAAAGGAGAAAAGACGTGGATAACAATGAAAGATGATCGTGTAAGAGACACGCATGAGTATCTGGAAAACCAGACTGTTCCTATTGAGGAAAAGTTCTATACCTTTGACGGTGACAGTGCATATGCACCGGGAGGATTCTCAACCGCAGGGAATAACTCGAATTGCAGATGTGTTTTGAAATTCAATTTCAATATTGGTCTATGACCGATAATGATATACGTTAGGGAAAACGTTAATCGCACATAAGGTTAGGGAAAACCTTACAAAAAACGCAAAGGAGAAACAAATATGAATTTAAAAGAGCTACTAGGCGATAACTACAAGGAAGGCATGACATTTGAAGAAATCGAACTTGCCTTACAGGGTGTTGAACCCCAAAAGACAGTTGACGATACACAGGTCAACCATCTAAAGAGTCTTCTCAGCAAAGCCAATGGAGAAGCTTCAAAGTACAAGAAGCAACTACAGGAAAAGATGACTCAGGAAGAGCTTGAAGCAGAGGAAAGACGCATCAAGTTTGAGACAATGGAAAATGAACTTGCCGAACTTAAGAAACAGAAACAGGTTTCCGAAAGCGTTGCTCAGCTTGTTTCATCTGGCTACAATGAGGAAACAGCAAAAGCTATGGCAGTAGCACTTAATGACGGTGACTTGACTACCGCACTTGCTACACAGAAGAACTTCTTGGAAGAATACAAGAAAACAGTAATCAGTGAAGCATTGAAGAAAACGCCAAGACCACAGACAGGTAGCACAGGTGATGAAAAACCTTTCAGTAAAATGAGCATGGATGAAAAGATCAAGTTGAAAAACGAAGATCCAGAATTATATGCTCAGTTAAGAGCAGACTACCGAAAGAAAAGACATATTTAAAACGGAGGAATAAAACATGGCTAGAAATGGACTAGTAAACGGCTTCCATTTTGACAAGGAAGTCTTTACGGACTACATGGAAGAACAGTCCGTATTAAACAATCTATTGATTGATTCTGGAGTACTTGTTGAAGATGACACTATTTCTGATGCAGTAGGTTCATCATCAAACGTTGGTACAATCCCATTCTTTTTACCTGTAGATGCTGAGCCAGACGCATTGAATGATGATGGAAAGACTGACAACGTGCCAACAGAATTACAGGGTTCTAAGCAGACATTTATGGCAATGGCAAGAATGAAAGCCTGGTCACAGAGAGAATTTACAAGATACCTTACAGGTGTAAACCCATTAGAACACCTTGCAAACAAACTTGTCGTTCCTTACTGGAAGAATCAGTGGGAAAAAGTCCTATATGCTGAATTAAAGGCTATTATGGGTGTAGATGGTATGGAATCACACGTAACAGACATCACAACTGACGGTGATACAGTAACTGATGCAAACAAGATCGGCTTAAACACTGAACTTGAATTAGGCCAGAAGGCATTAGGAGACAGAAGAACATCATTCCAAATTTTCTTATGTCATTCAGCAGTCGCTAAACGATTAAGAGAATTATCATTAGTGGAAAATATCTCTTATTTCTCAGACGTATTGCAGACTGAAATTACAATCGACAAATACGGCGATATGATTCTATTAGAAACTGATACAGGCACAGTAGATACAAGTGGCACTTTCCCTGTATACTACTCATACATGTTAGGTAAAGGCGCATTCTTGACTTGCCCTAAGACTGTATACAACCCATATGATTATGACTATGATCCTGAAAAATATGGTGGTGTTTCTAAGATCTACACTAAACAGGCAAGAGTTATCCACCCTAACGGATTCTCATTTGAGGTTGACAACATTGTAGAAGAATCACCAACAACTGCTGAAATCGGAAACTCAGCAAACTGGGAATTAAAGTTCAACCACAAACTAATCCCATTGGCATTATTAAAGTCAAACGGATAATCACATACATAGGAGGATTGCCAGATAATGTTAGGTTATGTTATCGTAGACAATCTGCCTTATGCCTATAGAAACGGCGAATTATATCCTTGTGAGGTCGGTAGCGGTTATATCAAAACCGACTTTACAAAAGCCGTTCCATTAGAAAACAAAAGGTTTAGATGTCTATATACAGCAAATGAAATCAGTGAATTATTGGCTAATGAGGTCCCTGTAACTTCAATCAAGTCAAAGAAAAGAGCAACTAGAAAAAAGGCTCAGGAATCAGACATCTAGTCAAGAAGGGAGGATAACGCATGGCAATGGTTGACGACGTAGTGCTATTAAGCGGTACTACACCTGAAAAAGCCACGATTTATCTTCAACTGGCAAAGGACATCATCCTCAATACAATGTATCCATACGGATATGACGATACTGAGGTAACTGACGTTCCAGCCAAGTACAGCTCTATCAAGCTTCAGATTGCAGTATTTCTTGCAAACAAGGAAGGGGCTGAGGGTGAAACAACCCATAATGAAGCAGGAATCAACAGAACCTATGAATCAGCAGGTGTACCATCATCATATCTTGAACAGATCGTGCCAGTGGTAAAGGTATTATGAGAACGCTGAGAAGAAACCGAAAGACGTTCAAGTATTCGGTGTACAACGATTCGGGAACGACTGAAATCATAGACGAGGACGGGTATCGTACAGGTGAGCCTGATACAACAGGTTCATTTCTGCCACCGGTAACCGAAGATGCGGTAATATCTTCATCAAAGGGAGAGGTTGATGTACAGGTGTTCGGAGATGCCTTGGACTATGACAGGGTAATCACGACAGAGAATACATCAATCGCAATCAATGATCACAGCAAGGTATGGATTGATGATGAACCATATCTTATCAAGCAGATTGCCAGATCGCTGAATTTCGTTGCTATCGCAGTGAAGAAATCATCAGCCGAGGAAGATAATGTCTAGAACAATGACAATCAAGCAGGCACAGGAATATCTCAGAGCACTTAGCAATAAGATCAATGGATTCAATAAGGAGTTTATTGAAAGACTTGCTGACGAGGGCTTGGAGGTAGCCAGGATGGAGTACAAGAGTGCCCCGTACAGTGGCATAAATGATGTGTCTGTTGACGTTGAATATAAGGGCGAAGGCAACAGATATACTGCTAAGATAAGAGCGAGCGGTACAGCAGTACTGTTCATTGAGTTTGGTACTGGTATCTTTCATGACTCGAATGAGGAAGAAAGAGCAATGGTTGAAAAGGGCAACGTGCTAAAGCATGGTGAATATGGTTATGGCCTTGCCAGAAACGGTGCATGGACATACACTGGCGAGATGGGTTCCAACCCCCCAGATGGAACTACCAAGCTGAAAAACGGCAAGGTATGGACAACTGGTAACGAACCTACACCAGCCATGTATGATGCCCGAAAGAGGATAATGGATATTTATATCCAGACAGCGAAAGAGGTGTTCAAGCTATGAGCCTAGACAAAGAGAATGAACTGTTCGACAAGATAACAAAAATGCTGGACAGTGAATATGAAATCATCTACTATGGGAGCACACAGCCTAGCGGACAGCCAAAGTTCCCGTTCGTGTTCATTGAAATGAGCGATCAGTACGAATCACGCATGACGAGAGATTCTGACGGAATAGAGAAGTACAGGAACATGAGACTTACAGTTGAGGTCTACAGTTCCAAAAGCAAACAGGAAACGAAAGGAATCATGGAGAAGATCAACAGACTTCTCAGAATGAACAACTTTCTTAATACAGCCACAGTTCCAATGAGAGGTGGCAACAGAGGGGAACTCTATCGCAGGGTTGCTACATTTGAAGCAGTTGCGAGTGAGGACTACTTTTACAGCTTATAAGGAGGAAATAAAGCATGGCAACTTCAAGTTACAAAACATTTTTGATGCATTCTACTAACGGTACTGAATATACTAAACTTGCACCTATCAAGAGCTACCCAGATCTTGGTGGTGAACCAGAAATGATTGAGACTACAACTTTGGAAAATGATGTAGCCACAAACATTACAGGCGTTCAGTCGTCTGACTCAAAGACATTCACAATGAACTATGATAAGACAGTATACGCTTCATTGAAAGAATTGGAAGGTTCTGAACAGTACTTTGCCGTATGGTTCGGTGGTACACTTGCTAGTGACGGTACATTAACACCAACTGGTTCAGAAGGCAAGTTCGAGTTTAAGGGTACAATCTCTACATATGCTACAGGGCATGGCGTAAATGAAGTACGTGAAATGGTATCTTCAATCGCCGTAGCTGGACCTATTGTATTTAAAGAATCTTAGTATATTGCCTATGCCGAGAGAATATAAGTCTCTTGGCATTTTTTAATATGATGTGATATAATTAACGTGTAATTAAAATATACTCAAAGGAGATAGACAAAATGAAAACAATTACTTTCAATTTTGACGGAACAGACTATACGCTAGAATACACAAAGCGTACAATCAGACAGATGGAGAATGGTGGGTTCAATATTTCAGAGGCAACAAGTAAAGTTGTTTCTGGCATGGAAGCATTATTCGCTGGCTCATTCTTAGCACACCACCCTAGAGTTGATGATTCTACAATCAATGCTATCTGGAAGGCATTACCTAATAAACAGGAATTTGTTAATGCATTGGTTGATCTATATAACGATCCTATCAATGAAATGTTTGACGAACCAGAAAAAAACGTAGTCAAGTGGACGCTGAATGGCTAAAAATACTGACGGATGAACCTGAAAAGGACGATAAAAAGACATTTGCTGAAATCTTTGAGGACTTATGCCCTGTCTACATGTCATACGGCATGACGTATGAGCAGTACTGGGATGGAGACTCAGAGATGTGCAGGTTCTATCGCAAGGCGTTCCAAGAAAAACTGAAACAGCAGAATGCAACATTGCATCTGCAGGGAGCATATATCTATGAAGCACTGTGTGACGTTGCACCGCTTTATCGGGAGTTTTCAAAAGGTGACCATAACCCAAGAAAATACAGGGATAAGCCTTATGAACTGTTTGTTGAACATCATACTGAGGAAACCGAAACAGACATTGATGAAGAAAAGAAAGAGTTTGAAAAAGGCCTTGAATCAATGTTCGCCTGGGCTAATGCAGTCAACAGCAAGAATCAATAGATATGTACATGTATTCAAAGGAGTGCACTATGCACTCCATTTTTAATAGAAAGGAGAGATGAATATGGCTGAAAATGTTGAGATTACAGGTCTTAGCTTTAACTTCGACAGTAACACTGACAGTGCGGTTGATGGCATAGAGAAGCTTAGCAACGCAATGGGAATGCTTGATGTTACAAAGATTAGTCAAGCACAAAAAAGCGTTTCTTCACTTTCAAAAGCGATAAACAGGCTTGCGAGTGCTGACTCAGGCAATATCAATAAGGCTTCTGCAAGTATTGAAGGGCTCAGTAACTCAATGAATAATCTTGGCGGTAATGTTACCAGCAAGATCAATACTGTAGCCGATAGCGTCAAAAATCTTGGAAACTCTTTTGATGGTGTTGACCTTACCATTGATCCAGACAAGGTAGAAGTCAATGAAAAGTCAATCGAGGACAAGGTTGAAAAAGGATATGAAGAAGCCATAACAAAAGGCACTGAAAGAGCCAAACAGGAAACTGAAAAAATGAAATTCTCTTTCGGTGATGAAAACGTTTTCGATACAACAAAATTTGACTTTAATCAGATTGACATAGGCAAGCACGCAGGAGATGTAAAAGAAACTTCAAGCGGATATGAAAGGCTTAGCGAAGCACTAAGCAAGGTAAAAGGTGCATTGCCTTCTATTGCTCCAACAATAGGCAAGGTAGGAGCAGGATTCCTTGATGCCACAAGAAAGGCTGAAATGTTTTCCATCAGCCTTGCAAAGATAGGAGCAGGCAAACTGGCAAAAGGAGTTTCTACTTTGGGAACTTCATTAAAATCTTTAGGTAGCAGTGCCAAGGAAAGTGCCAAGAATATAGCCCTTATGGGTATAGAGAAGCTTACTTCAAAATTTAATATTGCCAATGGTTCTGTTTCAAAATTCATTTCTTCTCTTGGAAGAATCATGATGTATCGTGCAGTCCGAACACTTATCAAGAATTTCACAGCTTCACTAAGTGAGGGGATTTCTAATCTATACAGTTGGTCAAATGCGGTAAACGGTAGCTTTGCACCTAGCATGGATAGAATAGCAACTTCTACTCAATATGCTAAGAACGCATTAGGTGCTATGGTTTCACCTATCATCAATGCACTTGCACCAGCTATTGATTTCCTTATTACAAAGCTTGTAAATGCCATGAATGTAATAAATCAGTTCTTTTCTGCATTGACAGGGCATGGCTTTTGGACAAAAGCAATCAAATTGCCTAAAAAATGGGGCAACACTGTAGCTTCTGGTGCAGGCAAAGGGTCAAAGGCTGTAAAGAAGCTCGGAAAAGACGCAAAGAAGGCATTTGAACCATTCTTGCTTGATATTGATGAAATTAATAGATTGACAAAGAAAAGTGACGCTAGTTCTGGCAGTGGCTCCGGCGGTGGAGCTGGTGGTGGAGGAATAGGAACAAGTGCTGGCCAAATGTTTGAAAAGGCACCTATTGACTCTGCCATAAAAGACTTTGTTGACAAAATCAAGAAAGGCAAATGGGAAGAAGCAGGGCAAGAGATTGCCAAGAAGCTTAACACCATTACTAAATCTCTTGATGATTGGATCAACAATAAATTCCGACCAAAGGCTACACATTTTGCCAGTGGCCTTGCTAGACTTCTTAACGGTGCTGTAGAAGCATACCATTGGGAAACGCTTGGCAAGACATTCGCTGACGGCTTGAATGCCATGATTGACGTAGGTAATACGTTCCTGGAAACATTCAAGTTTGACAAGTTTGGTAATGCAATCGGAAGAGGTATTGATTCAGCAATAAAAAATGTTGAATGGAATAACCTAGGCAGACTTCTTGGCAACTATGTCAATGCTGTATTCTCTACTGTCGGTGAAGCCTTAAAGGTTTTCCGAAAGAATGGTGTGGAATATGGAGGCAAGCTTGCAGATGCTCTTAACACTATGTTTGACACTGTGCATTGGCAAGACATTGGTGGAACATTCGCTGACGGAATCAATACTGTAATCAATATTGGCATGGGATTCTTCAATAAAGGCCACTTTGAAAAATGGGGCGGAGATATATTCAACGCCATAAATGATATGATCATAGGAATAGAATGGAATAACCTTGGCAAAACATTTGCCACAGGAGTAACAAAGGTATTCACGTTCTTCAATAGTGCAATTTCAAAGTTTAGTTCCATGTCTGGAACATACGGCACTCTCATTGGGAATGCAATCTCAGATTTCTTCAACAACGTAAATTTTGATGTTATTGCTGATACATTCTCTAATGCAATCAATGGAGTTGTTAATACAGGCCTTAATGCAATAGAGCAGGTTGACTGGGGAAGCTATTCAATGAAACTGTTCAATTCTGTTGACAGGTTCATCAAAAATACTGACTGGAACAGTTTAGCCAAGCTGTTTGGAGAATCAATAAGTGCTGTATTATCATCTATCAATTCAGCTGTTATTGTGTTTGCTTCAAACGCTCCTGTATATGCCAAGAAGCTTACTGATGCAATCAATACACTGATTCATTCAATAGACTTCAAAACTGCTGGAACAGCATTTGTTACTGGATTTAATGGCATAGTTAAGTTCCTTTCTGATTCAGTGGCAAACATGGACTGGAATTACTTGAAGACTAACCTTGTGGGTTCAATCAATGATACAATCAGAGGAATAGATGCAAAAGGATTCGGTGAAGCCATAAACGGTCTTATCTCGAACGTTCTTGATCTGATTGGAAGTGTAGACTGGCAAGCATTTGGATTCAAGATAGGGCAGTTCCTAGGAAGCATTGACTGGACTAAGGCACTTACTACTGTAGGAAAGGCAATCTTTGACGGTCTTAAGGGAGCTGTCGCTGGATTCTTTGACAGTGCAGGTGTCGAGGGCTTATGGCAGGCACCAGCTATGGCTCTTACCCTTTTTGGCCCAGGCGTATTCTCTAAGATTGTTGATTTTGGAAGAATCGCAAGCACAGTATTCCAAGGATTGAAAACGGCATTCGGCGGAGCCACTGCTGAAGGTTCTGGAGTTACTGCCCTTATGACGAAATTAGGTGGATTCTTTACTACCAATTTCCCAACTGTTTCTACGGCGATTGGTGGATTGGGGACAAAAGTTACAGGTGCCTTGTCTGGCGTAATGGGTGCCGTAGGCACATTCCTTTCAAGTTCGGCTGGTATTGCTGGGATAGCTGTTGTTGCAGTTGGCCTTATTGCTTCTAACTGGGGAATAATAAGCAAAGCTATCGGTGGCTTAGGAAAGATGGCAGTTGACGCTCTTGGCGGTGCCGTAAGGACGATTTCAAGCGGTCTAGGTACAATGCTTGGTACACTTGTAAAGATGGCTGTTGAAGGATGGCAAAAGATTGCGGTAGCTATTGTCAAGGAAGTAAACAACTTCATGAGAGACCCTATCGGTTGGGGAATAAACATTGTAGGAGGACTTCTTAAAGGAATTGCTCAGGCAGTTGTTGCGGTCCCAACATGGATTTACAACAACATGATCAAGCCGTTTGTAGACTCATTCTGCTCAGCGCTCGGTATTCACTCACCATCAACTGTGTTTGAGGGGTTTGGTAAGAATATCGTAGAAGGCTTGCTGAACGGTATCAAGTCTCTTGTTGGAAATGTCGGGGACGCATTCAATGCAATAAAAGACACTGCTGTTGACATTTTCAACGGTGCAAAAGATACGATAGGAAATATATGGGATAGTGCAAGTAGCACTGTTAAGGATATTTGGAAAGGCATGGGCGAATATGCTAATACTCATTTCGGTGACATAAAAAATGCTGTTTCAAACTTCTTTGGTGAAGCAAAAACAAAAGCTACAGAGATATGGAACGATACAAAGACGTTCCTTGGAACAAAATGGAGTGAGATAAAGTCTGATGCAAGTGACAAGTTCAATGCAGTTAAGACAACAGTTGCAGATGCGTTCAACAATACTAAAACGACTTCATCAAATATATGGTCCAATGTGAAATCTAGCTTAAGCAGTACTTGGAGCTCAATTAAATCAAATGCGAGCACTGTATTTAACAATGTCAAAAATACAATAAAGAACGCATGGGATAATGCAAAATCAAACGTTTCAAAGGCTGGGGAGTCAATGGTTAAGTCAACAAACAATAACGTGCCAAAGATTGCTGAGATAACAAAGAAAGCTGTTAGTGGCATGTCATCAGCGATTTCAGACAAGACATCTTCCATTATCTCCAAAGCAGGAAGCATTGCTTCTGGAATCAAAAAGAAAATAAGCCCTATCGCCACAAACGGTAGCAAGTGGGGGCAGGACATGGTTAACGGTTTGGCAGATTCATTGAGCGGAGGAATAGGCCGTCTTTCAAGCATTGCTCAAAGCATAGCAAGTTCAATTTCATCTTGGCTTCACTTCTCTAGACCAGATAAAGGGCCACTTAGATATTACGATAAATGGTTCCCTGACATGATTGATGGGTTAACTGGCTCATTAAACAAGAGTGCTCCAACACTGTATAGGGCTGTAAACTCAATGGCTACAAAAATGGCCAATTCATTACAGGGTTCAATCGAGTCACAGAGTGGTGCTTTAGAAGGTGCGTACAGCGATTATCAGGCGTTGGTAGATTCTAGCGACAAGCTATATAAGAAAGCTTCATCAATGCCAAGCATGAGACTTCCTGATGTATCTTCTTCATATAACAGCTTGTTTACAGAAGACAACAAGGACGTTGTGGACCTGTTGACTAGAATATATGATGTAATATCAGGCGGAGCAAATATTTCTGTGAATATTGACGGCAAAGAAGTTTTTGATGCAGTAGTAACAGAGAACAATAGAGCCAAAGTAAGAACTGGATTCAGCCCATTGCGTTAGCGAAAGGAGGTTCCTAAATGAGCATAAAAATAGGAGTTTTGGACACAAGAGGGAGATGGATGGTCAATAATGACCATCTATACATCCCATCCATAGACCCCAAAATAGATCACACAAATATTGCAAGTGCTGACTCTGGGAGAACTCAGAACGGCGTTATGCACATAACATGGATAAGAAGAGATGTAGTAAAGGTGTCAATGACATGGAGAGCCTTGACGGGGAATGAACTGGAAAGGCTTGAAGACTTGTTGCAGGGCAAGACGTTTAGGTTTACTTATTATGATAAGGGCGAAACAAGAACCATTAATGGGTACTGTGGTGAAATGAGCTATACATTGCATACATACAGTGGTCCATATAAAAATGTCGGTGGACTTTATACCAACATTTCCGCCAATGTCGAACAAAGGTAAGGGAGGAGTGTTGCAAGTATGAATACAAGATATTTGAACGCTATAATGAGCAATGAGGTCACAATAAAAATTGATGGCACATTGTATGACAACACCGGCAGGCAATATCCAGTAGACTATTCAAACATAGTAAACGACTCGTTTTCAGTAACGAAGAAGCTATGCGAGAAAGGCATAAACTTTGGAAGTGCAAATACATCATCAATGAAAATAGGCATTTATTTCAGTGATGAAACGATAGACAGATACAGATTCATAGACGGAACAATACACCTTAATTTCGGTGTACTGGTAAATGAATATCTGGATGAAAACGAAGAACTACAGCAGGAATGGGAGACTGTAAGCTGTGGGGTATATAACATAACGTCTGCAACAAAAAAAGACAGCTCAATATCATTTGAGGGCTATGACAATATGATAAAGTTCAACAGAGTAATAGAGTCACAGTTCCTTGATATGAAGCCTTATGAGATAATTCAGACGTGTTGCACAAAATGTGGTGTACTGCTGAGCAATACAGAAGAAGAAATAGAACAGTTCCCAAATGGGGCAAGAATGGTTTCTTTGTTTCAAACAGGCAATGAGACAATAACGTATAACAATGTACTGTCTGACGTCATAGCTGTTATGGGAGCATATTCATATATAGATGGTGATGGCCGATTATATATCACCCAATATGAAACGACACCTGTAAGAGTTATCCCTCCTGAATGGAGGTTCGCATACGAAAAACAGGACTATGATATTGAATACAGTGGCCTGTCATATGCAAATGTGCAGTCTGGCAAAAGCTATGAGCTAGGTACTGAGAACGGCACTGTATACGATTTTGGAGCCAACATGTTTATGCAGTATGGTGATGAAGAAGAAATAAGTACAGCGTATGAATCAATATTGGAACGTTCAGTCCTTGGCAAAAAGTACAAACCTTTTTCAGCAAAAACACCGCTTGACTTTTCTATAAATATTGGCGACATTATAAGTTTTGATGGAATGAATGCGGTTTCGACAGATGTTGCCCCAATTACGGAAATAACATATAATGGAAGTGGGGCAATGACATTTAAATGTGATGCTGATAACCCGTTGTTGAAAGACAACTCACAATTAAGCAACGCATCTATTGCTTTTGCCATTCAGTCCTCACAGAACAATGTCATATCATATGTCAATTATGAAAACAATAATGACATAACAACTGCCAGCGGTGAATCGGAATTATGCCGACTTGGTGTAGCACTTGACAAAAAACAATGTATGCTTTTCGGACAGGTGGAATTGGATTCATATACAGACGTTTCATCTACATCTAGTTCATATACTGTTGATGATTGTATTGCCACAATATCATACTATGTCAATGAAGAAAAAGTAGATGAAGTAAAGCACACATTACGTGACGGACACAATCTGCTCAGCTTGGTATATCGAATCATTGATGTACAGGACGCAAACGCCTTTAGGTTTGTGGCAACAATCACTACCGAAAACGGCATTGCAACTGTAGAACAGTTCAAAAGCAAGTGGACAGCAATGGCTCAGGCTTCATATGAAACGGCCGATACAATAGAAATTGTTTCAAGATTAAGTGATACTATTGATATGGTTGATATGAGCAATGAGTTTGATGTAAACAATATTGCAGAAGCACTAACTTATAGACTTGATATACCACGTAAGGTTGGTGTTGAAGATGTTGTTTCAGCAATTCAAATGAATGGCACATTTACTGTTGATGGGGTAAATGACAACTTATCCACAAGAACCAGAAACAATTAAAACAAGGAGAGTGATTTTATGTCTTATAAGGGGCAAACAAAAATAACACTTACTGATGTCAAGACAGGGGAGAAAGAAGAATATATTGAAAACAATACATTCACAGACAGCGTTCACGATCTAGTGAACCTGCCTTTCTTCAACCCATACGCAACTTATAAAACGCTGAGTGGTGACGTAAGGCCTAAAGCATGTGATGATAACAGCACTGATTCAAGCTATTTCTATAATGGGATTGCATTGTTTGGTGATACTATTGATACTTCAAAATATTATGCTGACGGCAAAACACAGATTGGATATGCTGTAAAAGGAGTGGCAGACTCTGGCCCATATTCTGGGTCTTATGACAGTTCAAAATCAAGCACAAATGTAAGAGCCTATACATTCACTAGTGGACAGTGCAACGGAACAATCAGAAGCATATGCCTTATGAACCCTGACGGGGCAAGGATAACATATGGAATCAATGGCATTGATGATGAATTTCCAACCACTGTAAGCTTCAGCAACAGATGTGAGGTGAATGTTCCATTCCCTAAAAAAATATACGCTAGACCTAGAAATGGCGTATGGGTTATGAATAAATCACGATATTATGAATTTTATGTTGGTGACCTAAGCAACAATAAATATGCTTTCTATTGTGATATTTATGAATATCACGCAGACAAGATTGACATACTTAACGGGGCATATGAGAAGCTTGAAACAAAGACATTGTTAGGAAGCACAACATATGGATATAGCGATAGAAGACCGATTGTGTCTGCTTCATATGATGAAGCAACAGGGAAGATTTACTATATCGTAAACTGCAACAGCGCAGATTATCAGAACCATAAAGATATTTATGCGTTTGTATGCACAATTAATAATGATGGTGGGCTGACTGTTACACAAAAGAACCTCAACAGTACCTGTCCAAACTCAACATATAATCCTACGACAGCGCCAGATGGCTCTCAATATACAGTCGATTTCTTCCCTCATGTATATAATGGGAAAGTATTGTTTACACTAAGCAACTTCCAAGATTATGAACAAACGGACGAATTGTATATGCTCAATCTAAACAACCTATCTGACAAGGCAAGAATAAATAATCCAATGGTGATCCCTGATAGCACATCACAATATCCTATCTACAAAATGGGGTCAATGGTTTATTTTGGTACTGTTGAATCTACCTTGTTCAATAATGTCAAAACATGTGTTGCTGATTTAAGCACAGGAACAATGAAAAAGGTGAACATAAAAAATGGTGCATTTTCAGACACAACAGGGTCAACGGATCCATTTGCAGGATATACACCATCCGTATGGTGCGTAAACAATGGGAAACATATAGGCTACATCCCACAGGACGGCAGATACATTTATCTTAACCCAATGGCTCTGACAACAATCAACAACCTTGAAACGCCTATTGTTAAGACTTCCGACAAGACAATGGAAATTGTTTACACATTGACACCAGAATAGGAGGTTTATGTATGAAACTGATTTATAATGGTGCTTCACGTATTTTTTCAGCCATAGCTGACATTATAAACAGGCATGACGACAAAATAGAAGCGTTTGACATAAAGACATTGAACGTTGAACTTAACCCAAGCGGTAACCATCAGGTCACATTGCCAAAAACATCATCTGGTGGTTACACCGCTTCATACAATATAAACAGTTATCCACAAGTGACTGCTTTGTTGGATGATGGGTATAAGGCTATGCTTGTTTTCCCTACAGCTTCTGGGTCAAACCTTGCCTATTGGTATAATTGCACCGAAATAGACAGCAGTGGATCTTTCACTATACAAATAAAATCCCTTAACGCAAACCAAATGAACGTTACGCCCAGAATAAGTTTTGTCATGGTTAAGGGATTCAAATAGCACATAATGTATTAGCTTAACAAAAAGTCAATTTTTAAATTAGGAGGGATGAAAATGGCTAAAATCATATATAGAAGCAACCCAAAACTTAAGGCTCTTATACTTAATCTTATCAAAGGCAAGATTGATGCTCCTAGCGAAGATGGAGACAACGGCGACGTACTTGCCACTGACGGCTCAGGCGGTACGTACTGGGCTAAATATGCAACAGAGCAACAGATTGAAGAGGTGCTCGAAAGAGTCGGTACAAATGAAACAAACATTGCCAAGAATACGGCGGACATTGATGACATCAATGATACTGTTGAATTGCTTTACAAAACATTAAAAAAAGATAATTCTTGGTCCGAATTAGCAGAATTAGTCCGTTCTGGAAAAGCTAGTAAGTTCCTTAACTACGGAGACCAGATTGAAGAAGATTGGATTGATGTTGATAATAACAACAAGGAATATTCAAATCCTTGGGATGTTGCCAAATTTGAAGATGTAGAAACAAGAGAAAGTACCATCAAAGGACTTTTCTTGAAGACACATTGGGCGACATTAAAACCAATTCAGTTCTCTCACAATAGAGCTTTCTACGCTTGCAGAGACGGATTAAGTGCTGGAACTTATTACATCACATTAGGTGCAGATTGGGGTACTAACGCTAAAAAAGATAAATCATATCAGTTTACACTCACTAAAGACGTACCAGTAGGTGGCAAACTTGCTGGTTTCTATTCAATGCCTGATGTTGTGCCATCAAATTGGAAAGTGTATGTGTATGATGCAAATGGTATTGATATTTTAGAAAATGCCATTACCGTTACTGAAGGAACAGGTGGTACATCATTAGGAACATTAAAGCTTAACACGAGGGATGGCAATTTAAACTCCATGCAAGAAACTGCCTATGGATGTAATGACTGGGAAATCTCAGCATATAGACAATACCTAAATTCTCGTAAAGGAAAAGGCGAATGGTGGATTGCTCAAGACGAGTGGGATATTGCTCCTGACCAGTTAAGTACTGTAAGTGGATTCTTATGCGGAATCAGTGACGAGTTATATAATTCAATGCAAACAGTTAAGGTAAAAACATGGAAAAATAATCCGACACATGGTGGGGTTGAGTCATACACATATGACAAGGTATTCCTACCTTCTAAAGAAGAATTATATTACACTCCTCAAAAAGCAGGAGAAGGAACATATTATCCGCTAATGAAAGAACAGTTAGGATTAGACAGTCCACTAGCCGATTACACTAATTATGCTCCGAATATTACGTACGCGGTTGAAAATCATAGCTCTGCGCAAGTAGTGCGTCTTCGCTCGGCGCATCTCTACTATGCGTATTACGTATGTCTTGCGTATGCGTCTGGCAATGTCGACAACAGCCATGCTACTGGTGCGAACCGTTGCACCCCCGTTTGCGTAATCGGGTAATCTTAGGTAATCCGCCGAACCACGTATCGGCGGAGAACAGATTTATAATAAACAAAGATAAGGAGGAGATTTTATGGCGGTAAATGTCGGCCAAAGAAATGTACCAGATACACCTCAAAACAGAGGGCTTATTTCTCTAAATAAAGCTCTTAATTTAAGCGTTCATACAATCAAGATATGCTCTAATCCAAAGGTTTTTGACGAAAAGTATCAGAAGTTTATAGATAAAACGGTAGACTGTGCGACTAATATATTTATGTCAGCAAATACAGCCAACAACATTCGTGTAACTGATGAAGAATCGAAGAAAACCAGATTGGCATTGGAACATAAATCTATTATCTACTGTAACAACTTGCTTTCGTATATAAATATCGCTCATAGGTTGTTTCATCTTAGAGGTAAAAAAGTAAGTTACTGGGTAGGCATGACGTTAGACACAAGAACGCTGTTAGGCAAATGGTACAAAGCCGACAAACACCGTTATAAGGATTTCTAAATTATATTGGGCGTAGGTTGAATTTTTTGTAGTGCGTCTTCGCTCGGCGAATCTCAACAATGCGAATAACGTATGGAATGCGAATACGTCTGGCAATGTCAACAACAACAATGCTACTAATGCGAACCGTTGCACTCCCGATTGTGGCGATAGCCAACCAATAGCATACACATAGTGCATGTGGAATGGCTAGTCTTACGCAATGAACCGAAACCCGTTGGTGAAAGTCCATAAACAATACCGAAATGATGCCATGTGACTGCTTGTAGTTACGTGGCTATAACAGGAGGATTTATTTATTAAATACAATAAAGATATAACCTCATATGATGCATTATGGGAATCATTTATTAAATGCAAAAAAGGTGTAGGTTGGAAACCGAGCGTTATGTCATTCAACCTCAACGCTCCTGAAAGAATCTACAAAATGGAACGTAAATTCAGGGAAGACAAATGGAAGAATGGCAAACCAAAAGAGATAAGAATTACATATCCAAAGCCTAGAGATGGATTATCAGTCTCGTTCGAGGATAGAATCTATCAACGCTCAATCAATGACTTAGTACTATATCCAAGTGCTACTAAATCATTTATTTATTCTAACTGTGCTTGTCAAAAGGACAAAGGTACAGACTTTGCAAGAAACTTGGTGAAAAAGTATTTGAAAAGACATTTTATAAATTATGGACTTGATGGTTATGTACTTCAAATTGACGTGTCTGGTTATTATCCAAGTATGCGTCATGAAGAGGTAGAGAAGATTTTTAGAAAATGCTTGAATGATGTCGATTACGAAATGGTATGTGATGTACTTAACACTCAATACGAAGGTGACGTAGGATACAACCCAGGCTCCCAAATGGTACAGATCGCAGGCATTTCTTTGCTGAACTCTATTGACCATTTCATCAAGGAAAAGTTAAGAATCAAGCATTACATTCGTTATATGGATGATTTCTTCTTACTGCATAAATCCAAAAAGCATCTAGAATACTGCTTAGCCAAGATTGAATCAAAGCTAAACGCCATTGGATTCTCTGTGCATCCTAAGAAAACACATATAACGCCATTAAAGGATGGCTTCTTATTTCTGGGTTTTCATTATCATATTACAAAGGCTGGAAAAATCATCATGACTCTCAATAGTGAAAACGTTAAGCATGAGAGAAAAAAATTATATCGTCAAGTGCAGTTGTTGAAAAAAGGTGAGATTACACAAGACAAGATTGATGATTGCTTCAAAGCGTGGACAAATAGCGCTTCAAAAGGTAACTCTTATAAGTTGATTAAGAGAACACGAGAATACTTGAAGGAAGTAGAGGAATCAACATGAAGATAATTAGAAACAAAATGTCACCAAAAGACAAGAAAGAGCAAGAGAACGCTATCTCTCAGGCTGAAATAAACCGTGCAAATATTGAGTACATTGCAATGATGTCTGATGTCGAACTTGAAACTGAAAGTGAAGGTGAAGAAAATGAGCAAGAAATTTAAACTTGTCAAAGAATTTTATGATGAAGGGCTGTGGAATATCGTTAGAGTACGTAACGCAGTAATCAAGAAATGGATTACAGAAGAGGAGTTTAAAATAATTACTGGTGAAGACTACTAATGTAATTTGAAGGAGGTAGATAATATGAGCGAAGTAAAAAAAGAGACATGGGTAAGACTTGTAGTCATGATCGTGTCAATCATAAACCACATTCTTGTGGTAATGGGGAAAAGCCCTATCCCTATTGACGATAAACAGGTTCAGCAGTTTGTTGCATTAGGCATTAACATTGCTGTAACTTTATGGGTATGGTGGAAGAACAATTCATTTACAAAGAGTGCAATCGAAGCGGATAAATACAAAGACAAGCTAAAGAGCTTTGAAAAGGGAGAATAGTAATGATTAAGGTATTGCCTTATATAATCAGCGTTGTAGCATCAGTGACAAGCGGTATGGCTGTTTTTCTATTACAGAAGATGTACAACAGCAATACCGAACTGAGAAAAAAGAGTAGAGAAGAAGCCAGAATGAGACAGGCCTCAGCGGAGGAACTGTTGCTTTCTACAGCCCGAAGTGCTATCAAGGAAGAAATGATGGAACATATCAACAAGAACTACGTTACCGTAAGAGAATTTGATGAAACAAACAAGGCGTATCAGGCGTATGTAAGCCTTGGAGGTAACGGAACGTTGCATCATCTTCATGACGATAAATGGATTAAGCTGAAAATATATGAAGACGAACCACAAGGCTATTAAGGAGGTTTAGATATGATTACATTCGGAAGCGCAAGAATTGATGAACGTGGCAAAATCAGTGGCGGAAAAGCTGGCGACCAGACAGGCAAAGAACTGTCTACACAGGAAGCCTACATCTATAAAGGAGGTTGGGATGTATGCCTCCGAATCAAAGACAAGGGAAAGAGACAGAAGTACATTGACTTCATCAAATGGGCCTGTGATTCAAAGCACATTGGATATGACCAGTCAAATAGACTGACACTGTACAATGAATTAAAGAGGCTTCATTTCGCATATAAGAACCTGTCAAAGAATGTCGAATGTGACTGTTCATCACTGGTATCGTGTGGCCTTATTGTTGCTGGATTTGACAAAATCAGTCCAGCAAATACGACTGCAACATTGGAAGATGATATTGTTAAGAAATATCCTAATGACTTCTCTGTATTTACTAAAAAATACAAGAATGGCGACCACACCAAGATTTCAAAGTGGTGGAGAAATGGTGATATTCTAGACAAATATGGACACCACGTTGTAACAGTTGTCAGTGGTGGAAGAAAGAATACTGTTGTGAAAGCAGATAAAAAGTATTATTCAGGAGAATTTCCTGAGTTGCCAGCAAGAGGTTACTTTGTTGTCGGTGACAAAGGAGAAGAAGTTGGAAAGCTTCAAAAGTTCTTGGTATGGGCTGGATATGATATTGGCAAACACGGTATCGATAAAGACTATGGCAAAGATACCAAAAAAGCTGTAAGCAATTTTATGGTTGATTGTGGCTTCAAGAAAATCACAGGTAACTTTGGAAAGAAGTCATTGGCAAAAGCCAAGAAACTAAAGAAATAAGGCCCCTTGCAAGAATACAACTATGTCTCAGAGCACTTCTGTTTGGAAGTGCTTTTTTTGTGCCTGAATAATTTTTTAAAAACGTGCGAAAATAATATATTTTGGTTTTTCAAATGTATATAATGAAGATATAGAGTTAATGGTATTAGACCATAGCACAACTACATAACCAAAGGAGGAATATATAGTTGAAGATAGTTACAACAAACAGTGCATTGAGAAACCTAATAGATGAAGTAGTGCATTCAGAACGTGACAGGGAGGTGCTATGCGAGAAATTCATTGATGGGAAGACATATGAGACGATAGCTGATGATATGAATCTTTCGACAAGATCAGTAGCAAGAATAATCGAAAGATATAAAGCAATTCTTTTCAACAATTTTATTGAAATATGATACGCAAGGTGCTATAATGTGTTCATGGCAGATAAGAATTTTCTTTGTTTGTCTGCCTAATCTTGGTCTGATATATTCTTTTTAACTCATTCCGGTGTTGGTCACACCAAAGGAAGCCACAATAAAGTGGCTTTTTTTATTTAAAAAGTTTGTAACAGGTGTTGACTTATGTTAACTCATGTTATATACTGATACATGTAAGGAGGGCAAGAACAATGAAGAAAGAATTACAAAATCTTCTGCTCGCCTATTGGGGGCAGGAAGTACACCCCCTGCTTTTGGAGATGGAGGACATGAAAGAAGAAATCACGAAACTGAAAAAAGAAAATGAAAAACTAAAAAAGGCTAAAGACAGATATTTCAGAATAGCCTACAAGAAAGCAAAGGAGAGATAATTATGGAAGAAATCAAGAAAATGTCTTTATATGAAAGACTAAGCAACATTCAGATGGAGTTGAAAGCACCAAAGAATCAGTACAATTCTTTTGGAAAGTACAAATATCGCTCATGTGAGGACATCTTAGAGGGAGTAAAGCCTGTATGCAACAAATACAGGGTTACACTTGTGATCAAGGATGAAATCAGCTCGTTGCCACAGGGCAGAGTATATGTAAAGGCTATCGCAACACTTTATGACTGGGATAGCGACAATTCCATTTCCAACTACGCATATGCAAGAGAAGAAGAAACAAAGAAAGGAATGGACGCTTCACAGGTAACAGGGGCAACATCATCATACGCTCGAAAATACGCTCTTAACGGCTTGTTCAACATTGATGATACAAAGGATGCTGATACTGATGCATATGCAACTCAGACGAACTATAAGACTAATAGACAGCAATCACAGGCAAAGCCACAACAGTCAAGCACTCCATCAAAGAAAGACATGCTGATGTACCTTAAAGACATTGCAATGAACTATAAGGAATCATCAAAAGGATATTTTGCTGGGGCATTGAGCAAGGACGGAGTAAACAGAGTGACTGAACTTAGCGACTCTACACTTCTTGAACTATTCACAATCGTCAAAAATTCAGAAAAATCAATCAAGGGGGAATAATACATGAATGATCTAATGGAAATTACTTCCCAGATTGAAAGCCTAAAAATCAGTAGTGACGATAACCTTGTCAATGCGTATGGCCTGCTCAAACAGGTAAAGGCAATGAAAAAAGAGGCAAAGAAGTCTCAGGACTCGATTGTAAAGGAAGCAAAGAAACCTTATGACAAGGCTCTTCAGGAACGAAAGGAAGCCATGAAACCTTATGACGATCTGCTCAACATTCTTGACGGATCAATCAAGGAATATATCGAGAACCGAGACAAACTGCTTATTGAGCAGAAGGAAGTAAATGAAATGTTCGGAATCGAAACATCCGATAAGGCCCCTAAGCTTGGAAAAACACATAAAAGAACCAAGTACAGGGGAGTTGTAACAGACCTGTCGAAAGTACCGCTTGAATGGAATAAACATCAACTGCTGGTTGTAAACCAAAAAGCGATTGATGAAATAGCTACATATGAAAAACACAATCTGCCTGAAATCCCCGGTATCGAGTGGGTAAAAGAAGAAAAGATTGTAATAAACTAGGAGGAAAAGCATGGAAAATAAGTTCTACACAGTCAAGGAAGTCTCCAAACGTTGGGGACTTTCAGAAATGACAATCAGAAGAATGATAAAAAAGAAAGAAATCAACGCTGTACGTTTGGGGCGAAATATCCGAATCAGTGCTGATGAAGTAAAGAAAAGAGAAGAACAATTATGGCTGTAATAAGAGTACATAAGAATCATGACTACACAGTGATTAGCAACAGGCTGTTCAGAGAAAAAGGCATGTCTCTTAAGGCCAAGGGATTGCTTGCACTTATGCTTTCATTACCTGATACTTGGGATTATTCAATATCTGGGCTTGTTGCAATATGCAAGGAGAATGAATCTTCAATCAAGACAGGGCTGAATGAACTTAAAGAGTTTGGGTATCTTGAAATAATCAAACAGGATCCATCAGAGACTAAAAGCGGTAGAATAGAATATGTATATAACATATATGAAACACCTAAACAAGAGCGTGAAAAACAAGAGGTAGAAAAACAAGGGGTAGAAAATCAACCGACAGAAAATCAAGGACAATTAAATAATAAAGAATCAATTACTAAAGAAGTAAATACTAAAGATAGTATTAATGTACAAATTCTTGATTACCTAAACAAGAAATCTGGAAAGAGATACAAAGATATACCATCCAACCTTAAGCATATCAATGCAAGACTTAAGGAAGGATATAAAATTGAGGATTTCAAGAAGGTAGTTGATCTGAAAATTATGCAATGGGGAAACGATAAGACAATGAAATCCTATATCCGCCCTAAGACATTGTTCAGTGAAAACTTTGACAGCTATCTTAATGAAGCAATGGACAATGAAAACATCACTCAGACAGAGGCGGAGTCTCTATCAAGTGAGACAAGAGAGAAACTAAAGAACGCAAGTACACCACAGGAGCGCATTTCTATCCTTAGAGACTCGTTAAGGAACACAGATGATGATATATACTTCTAAAAGAAAGGAGGGCTTAGAATGGCAAATTACATGAATTATGGGGTTGAAGACACAATCTTCCGTATATTCATAAAGAAGCCGAAGTACCTTGAAAGAACAATCGTTAAACCTGAGTACTTTGAAACACCTGAACACCAAAGATACTTCATCATGTTCAGGGAGATGTACGAACAGCATGGAACACTCGACTATGATATGTTCAAGGGGGCTGAGGGAATAGACACAAGAGAGTTTGTCATGTGGGCTGGCAACAATCTTTCTGATGCTTCCGAAGTCGGATTTCATCAGGCTGAGGACAGACTTATTGACGAGTACAAGCTGAGAAGATGCAAAGAACTGTCAAACGATCTGGCATCAAAGAAGATTGACTACAATCAGTTCTGCAACAAGATTACAGCCCTGCAGGAAATCCAGTCAACAACTGAACTTGTGAAGATTGGAAGCGATACAGTAAATGACTTCCTCAGCAAGAAGGAAAGCAATAAGCTTGCATTCGACAGACTTTTCATGCTTGATGTTATAAACATAAAGGAACAGGATTTAATATTCCTGAGTGCAAAGACAGGTAGAGGTAAGACTGCTTTCGCACTCAATATTGCAAGCGACCTATCTAAGTCATACCCTATTCTCTATTTCAATCTTGAAATGAGCAATCAGGTAATCGTTCAAAGGCTTCTTGCTTCAAACACAAATACATATATGGACACTTTGGATGAACCGTACAAAATGAGCCAGAATGATATTGAAAAGGCAAAGGACTATGGGAAAATAATGGACAACAGAGAAATGTATGTCTATAACGGTTCAATCACTCTTGAAAAGCTAAAAAGCGTAGTCAGTGATTTCCCACAGAACAGACACTATATCGTCATTCTTGACCATGTAGGGCTTGTACAGTATCGTGCAAGAACTGAAAGGGAGAAAATCAATGAGGTTGTAAGACAGCTAAGAAATCTAAGCCTTGACTACAACTGTACAATCTTTGCACTGTCTCAGCTGTCACGTCAGGAGGAACAGGCTAGACCGCATCTTAATATGCTTAAGGAATCTGGCGAAATCGAAAACTCCAGCCGTAAGGTATTAATGCTATGGGAAGATGTGCCAGACGAGTACAAGCTTCATGTACTGAAAAATGACAGCGGTCCGCTCAGAGTATTTGATGTTAACTTTGACAAGAGAAAGCAAAGGATGGACTTGCCGTTTTGATACCACAGGAAGAAAGAGAATTGAAAGCACAGGCCAGACTTACGAGTGAGGTTATGGTGCTCAACTACTTCATGCACAACCCAAAAGCGGACATATTCGTAAAGGCTGATGATTTCATATTCCCATTTACAAGAGACATGTTCAGAATAATGAAAGCGAATCTAAAAAAGAACAATGGTGAGTTTATATCGCCTACAGAGTTCTTCAATGCACTATGGAAGAATGACTGCTTTCATTACATAATGAATGAACATTCAGACATAATAGAAAAGATATTTGATTCAGATTATCGTTTTGACAATGATAGTCTGATGTACATAGAACAGTTTTCAATGATTGGAGGATAAATTATGGGATTCAAAATTATTATGAATAATGGTGATATATATCGTCACAAAACTTTCATTGGTATTAAAGAGTTTGTGAAGTGGGTAAGCTCACAACGATTTATAAAAGTCCATAAATACACCACTGATAAAAACGGCCCAAAAGTAGAATTTCCTGTATTCATATCTACAGCAAATATCGTCGAGATTAGCAAGTGGTAAGCATAATGATAATCAATCGAAAAGGAGGATAACTATGATAGTTACAGGATACAAAATTATTATGAATAATAATAGTGTATATACTTACGATACTGTCCAAAAACCTAGTACTTTTTTAAAGTGGGTAAGCTCACAACAGTTTATAGAAGCATATATACGTCTCACTGATAATGGTAAAACCGTAGAACTTACTGTATTTCTATCTACAAAAAATATTAGTGAGATTATCCCAATTAAATACTGATAATCAATCTAAAAGGGGAAATAAAATGAGAGATACAAGAGAAAAAACTGATCTGATAGCAACAATCACAAGCATTTGTATCATGCCATTCATTGTAGCGTTAGTATATGGCATGTACAAGCTCACATGCTTAAATGATTTATATTTTATTTGGTTAATGGCAAGTTGCCTTGTTATGATGCTAATGTTTTGGGGAATGACAAAATAAAGGAGGATAGCTATGAACCTAAAAACATTTTTGAATATGTATAATGGGTGTTATTCAAAAATACTGCTATATAACGAGAGTGGTAAACATATTTGCGATTTTTATAAAGACTCATTAGGAATCAATCCATACAGATTCTATGATGTTGTTAAATTCAGTGTATTAAGCATGAAAGGCTCTATGCCTGTAATGTCAGTCTATATCAATACCTATGATGAAGAAAGCGAGGAAGAAAATGAAAGATAATCGTTTAAAAAGATGGGAGAATGCACTAGATCTTGGAATGGAATATTCAAACACAATGGCTAATCTTGTTACAGAAATCAATGAGCGTATCATAAATTACGTATGGAACGGTGATGATTGGCTTAGTGATGAACTTATCGAAAAGTACAGAGAAGCGTCAAATGAATTAAGAGAAATCTTAACTAAGGTTAAAGCTCTTGAACACGAAGCATGGGGTGAAGATGATGAAAAATAAAAGGCTATGGTTTGACAATGTGGAAAAGAAATTTATCATTGACCCAGAAGACAACAAACTTGACGGCCGATATGTCGAGTACAGACCACGAAAGGATTTTCACGGCAATGACCGTACAGTCAGATACATTGGTCATGACAAGTTCGGTATCAAGTCAATAAACTGGGTCATTCTAAAGGGCATCAATCCGCAGTATGAGACTGAGTATACGCTTTCAAAATTCAACAGAGACGGCTTTCATGCCGAGCATATTGTTGGGGTTGATGTCAGTGAGAAAAGGTTCAATGAATGCTTAAAGGAGGCTACTGAAAGCAATGGTTAGGGCAAGAGAAAACAAGCTTATCAAGACATACTATGGAGACAAAAAGAAATATTGTGTAGTTGTAGATGATGTAAAGGAAAGAATGGAATACTACAATTTCTGGACACTAGAACAATGTGAAATGTTCATTTCAAGAATCGCATACAATGATGATATTGTTAAAATTGAAATATACGAAATGGAGGATAGCAATCTGTAAAATGAAACTGAAAGATTTCTTGGATAAATTAGCGGACGGAATGTCAATATATGTTGACATTGAACTGCAAACAGAGAATGAAACCATCTGCCGTCTTGGTATAGGCAGTATTGGATTCAAGCCATATCTTGACAACGAAATAACAAAGATTGATATGGATTGTGACGGTGACGACAATATGTATTTGGTTGTTGTCATTGATCTTGATGAAAGCGAGGACAAACAGGAATGGATAGGGTAACCTTTACGGTATATGCCGATCCAGTGCCAAAGCAAAGGCCACGATTCACAAGGGGGGGAAGAACATATACGCCAGCACAGACTAAGAAGTTCGAGAATCTTGTTAAACTGTCGTATATCGAACAGTGCTCTAAAAAGTTTGATGGTCCGGTAGCTATGGTTATTGACTTCTATTTCGGTATTCCAAAGAGCACGCCCAAGTACAAGCGTGGGAAGATGCTGAGTGGGGAAATACCTCATACCAAAAAGAAAGATATAGACAACCTATGCAAGTCTGTAATGGACGGTCTTAATGGTGTTGCCTATGATGATGATGGTCAGGTATGTGTTCTTTGTGCCACAAAGAACTATGGCGAAGAACCTCATATCAATATAGGAATAACAGAATTTCACCCAATTACATTGTAAATGATGTATACAGGTGATATAATTTGATATATGGAAAGGAGTAATAGTCTTATGATTCCAGATGACGAATTTGACTATCTCAGTACGGCTGAAAAGAAACTTGCCACAGCCAAGCACGATCGTTGGGGTGGAAATGACTACAGGATAGGTCAAAAGGTAGGAAGCTACATTCTTATGAAGAAGTATAAGAACTTCTGGCTATGGAAGTATACAGCCCCAAATGGAGAATCATACAAAGAATGTTTTTACAGGGGCTTCAATCCATGCGACATTGAAATTTATGATGAATATTAGGGAGGTGTGATCTATGGATAAACGAAATGTGTTAAAACAGCTGGAGCTTGGGGTAAACAATCTCATGATGTATGCAAAGGACAATGGGATTGACAATGACACTGTACACTACATGAAGCTTGCACATGACAGGCTTGTGGTATTGTGCAATGGCCCGAAATCAAGAAAGAAAAAGAAGAAGAAAAAGCAGAAATATTATGCCGTAAGAGTTGGAAGAAATCCAGGCATCTATAACACATGGGAAGAATGCAAGGAACAGGTGCATGGCTATCCGCAGGCAAGATACAAAAGCTTTGAGAAATTTGAAGATGCTGAAAAATTCATGAACGAGGAGGATTAGAAATATGATGTATTGTTTAGCAAGCTTTTTGGTTGGCGTTCTTATGGGAATGTCTATTCAGGTATACGGAAATGGAATCCAGTATGCAAAAGGTGTCAAGGCAGGAGTCAGACATGCCTTTGATATTATTGGAAATAGTATGGCCGTAAAGACAATGACAGCAGATGAATTTGAAGATTTTTTAAAGGAGAAGAAGAAGTAATGATTAACAGAGTTATTATTGTAGGACGAATGGTAAGAGATCCAGAATTAAGAAGAACTGGGAAAGGAAATGCTATTACAAATTTCACACTTGCTTTGGACAACTATAGAGGCGGTGAAAAAAGCACTGATTTTATTCCAGTTACGGCTTTTAGCAAAACGGCTGAAAACATTGCTCAGTACTGTTCAAAAGGTTCCCTTGTTGGAGTAGACGGAAAGATTCATTCATATACATACCAGAATGCAGACGGCAAGAATGTATCTTCTGTTAGCGTTACTGCTGATGATGTGAGATTTATGGATTCAAGAAAAACACAATCCAATAATCAGCCACAGCAGGCAGGCAGTTGGGTAAACAAGCTTGGAGAGGATAAGCCTTATACAATCAATGAGGAAGCCCTTGTAAGCGAAAGCGACATTAACTTCTAGATCAATGCTCACACAGATGTGTGGGCTTTTTAAATAAAATAAACTTTTTTAAAAAACATGCTTGCATGTGTTAGCATGATATGTTATCATATAATCAAGAAATAGAGAAACGGAGGAAAATTAAAATGAACAAGAAAACAGTAGTAGCAGGATTGATCGTGGGGAGACATAGTTTGCCGGTAACCGAATATATTTTTGACAGAACAATCAATGATGTATTCGACTATCCATATATCAAGAAAGTAGTCGATAACTTTTTGGAAAGCCACTTTGATATTGATTGGGTGCCAGTTGACGGTGACGGATATATGGGAGATACATTCAAGATTGAAGAAGGCAATCAGCTGATCTTGTATGTTACAGGATTGACATGTGCAACAGCTCAGGTTATCGCTTCATGTTTTGTAAGAGGTATTGAAGTAAAGCTTATGCACTACAACATGGCAACCAACACATTCGTACCACAGTTATTAACACCACCAATGGTCACACATAATGCAGAATGGTAATAAAAGGAGTGATAACAAATGTTAGCCTATATTGAATTTAATGATGGAACATGCGGATATTATGAATGTGAGGATATATATATTGACAGTAGAAACATTAACACTTCAGAAGTGTATTTTGGTAAGGGTAGCTCAATGCCATTTTGTTCAATGAAACGTGTTACATTATGTAAAGACGGTGGGGAGTTTTCAAAAACTGTATTGGAAAGGAGAGATCAAAATGAAAACGATTTTAACGGCGAACATCAAAAAATATGATACAAAATATCTTCTTTCAATCCAGAAAGAGGTAGAAGAAGAACTTAAAAACAGAGAAAAAGAAAAGATTGCTGTTTATGAAAAACAGCTTAACGATTTTCTAAAGCAGATGGATGACGAAGGATATGCTGTAACTGTAAGCTGTGGTCCATCTCCTAACAACCAATGGAAGATGGCTAAAATATCAAAAGCAAGGAAGGAATAGATATGAAAAACTTATTTAAGGATTTTGACAAAACTCGTTTTGAAGTAATCGAAAAGAATTTCACGAGTATCAATGAACTTACAGATTATATTCAAAATAACTTACGTCACCGCCGATTCTGTGGGTACAGATACGTGAGTGCTACAGGTGATGCATATATCTTATTGTACAAGGAGGTATTATCATGACAAAAGACGAAATTGTATTGATCGTAGTGCTATTGTTCCTGGCAGGAGCAGTGCTTATGTTCGCTCTTGCATTGGTCAACTATAAATATGCAAAAGAGTATGAAAGAAGACTCAGAAACAGCCATAGGGAGGAATAACAATGAAACTTCATGAGCAGGTGAAGCTAATTAATCCATATTATTCTGTTTTTATCAGATGCCATTATAAACACAAAAGAGAATCTTTTGACGGCAGTGTGAAAGTAGAGACTTATTCAAGAATTTTACATGACGGTGACTTATGTAATATGGATTTTATGAAATTCTTTGATGCCATGTATTATGAAGTCGAGGAAATTTATCCAAAGTGCGGACAAATTTATATTGAATGCCACCCTAAATATAAAGATTAAGGAGGAATAGCAATGGATGAAATAAGATATGTTGCAGACACTTTATGCGACTTCATCATGGTACATCATGGATGTGGCGAATGCCCTTTACGTAGCGAAGATGGAAGCGACAAGCCATGTGAGAAGTACCAAGTATATGAAAGGGAGCTGGGCGAAACAGTCTGGTGGGAGGAAGATTAATGAGCGACAAATACAAAAAAGTCCTAAATCTTGAAGACATTAAGCCATATGAACGTGGTGCGCATATAAGATTGTCTTCTGAGTCGTCAAAAGTGTTAAGAGAACAGTATGACAGGGAAGTACCAAAACTCGTTAATATGGCTCTTAGAGCTGGCTACATGCATGGCAGAGCAAGTGCCAAGAAACAGATAGACAGGGAAAGAGTAGCACGCAGAGAAGCATTTGAGCGTGTAAACAGTTACAAGACAATGGTTGAGCGTTTAGGCAGTGTCAAGACTGCAAAGGATCTAGCTTGCAACATGTACAAGATAAAGGAGTATGACGCTCTAAGAGAAAGATACCAAAAGAAATGCAAGGAGCATGAACTTCTTAAGAAACGATACAAATTACAGAAAGAAAGAGGAGGAAATTAATAATGGCTAAGAAAGTATACACAAAGACACCAAGAGCAGTCTTGGATTCAAACGAAAGATGGGCTAAGGAACATACGAAGTTCTATGGTTTCAGACTTGACATTGAGAAAGACCACAGGCTTATCGGATGGTTTGAGTCAAGATTCAACAAGACTCAGACAGTAAGAGATGCATTGTATCTTTTGCAAAAGAAAGAAAAGAGACAAAAAAAGAAGGAGGAAAAAGCCAATGAAGAAAAATAAATATGATTTAGTAGAAGACATTGCCTGGATGCTTTCTTGGATAGAGGATGAGGACTTGATAGCTTGTGAAAAATGTATCGTAAAGGATTCGTGTAGAAAGAAATATGAAGATGAAGAAAGAATGCTATGTACAAATGTATCTGAGCTTACAGAAGCCATAGAGAAGAAGTATCTCAGATAAGGAAAGGAGAAAAAAAGTTATGAAAACAAAAGAGCTGTTAAGAAAGCTAACAGACATTAACGTGGAAAGCTGTTCTACTGATCGTGCATATGATTTATTGTTGAATGTCGCCCTAGAAATTGGTGCGGATGATTTGATAGCTAATTTTGTTAACCTTAAAAGACTAGAAAGCTGTGCGAGAAACAGTATTGATCACTATGGTATCGGTTATGTAAAATACTTTCTTGATGGGATTGACGATTTTTCGCACTACATTTACTACATTGATGAAGGCAATGCCAGAAATGTGGGCGTAAATGACCTGAAATGCTTAAAGTATGAATTAGAAAGACGAATTGGAGGACTAGAAAAATGAAATATACAAATAAATACCATTTCAGACCTTGGGTGGTCAAGAGTATTCTTGTAACAGACTGCATCATTGATGGAGTCACTGAAACGCTAAAGTTTTTTGGTGAAATTGTTTTTCCTGCATTCCTGCTTGGGGCAGCTCTTGGGGGGGGATTGCAGTAGTACTTTTGAAAGTTACGGGGGTGATTTTATAAAAATGGCAAATTTAACCGTTGGACTAATCAAAGGAAGACATGAAATGCCAGTGTCTTCTTATATCTTTGAGGAAGGCGTCAAGGATATGTTTGATTATGTTGGAATAAGAAGGCACATTTGTAACTTCATTTATAATGAAGTTGGCGTCAAGTTCAGTCAGGGTGACCTCGTTTGTTCAAATAAAGGTCGGGACACTTTGACAGTATATGTCACTGGTCTGACATCAGTGTCATGCGAATTGGTAGATGTGTGTAATAAGTACGGTGTGCTTCTTACATTAATGCACTACAATCGTGATACTGATAGTTATTGTCCTCAGTATCTTGGAACTGAGGAATCCGTCTGGTTTAGTAGTGAATTTGATGAAAATAGTAAAACTACAACTAACTTACCACAGAAAGGAGAATGAGAGAATGAATGAGAAATTATTAAAAGAACATTGCGAGAGAATGTGTAAAGCGTATGAGCGCGCTCCTACTAGCAACACATATTTGGAACATAAATTTGTTCTTGATTTACTTAACCGAGCTGAATGGATTCCTGTTAGCGAAGGGTTGCCAAAATTAGTTAACAATATTGGAACAAAGAGACACCCGGTAATGGTGTCAAAGCCTGTTCATATTTCTTGTCGAATGGACGGTTGTGATTATATATGTCCAATTCCATGTGTTTTAAATAGCTATGGTGATTGGCTCCTCGATAGAAGTTCGATTGAAGATTGGATAAATTTGGATGATTATGACAGTGGAACTGAATACCCAATACATTTAAAAGTAACAGCTTGGAAACCTTTAATGGAGCCATATAAGGAGGGTGAGAGTAAAGAATGAGGTTAGTAATTGATATTGATGATAAAATGTATAGACATATCGTTTCAATGCAATTTTGTATGCCTGGTTTAAGAAATGGCAAGTCTCTATTAGAGCAAATTCTTAAAGCAATTAGAACTGGTACGCCATTACCAAAGGGACACGGAGATTTAAAAGATGAATTAGACCTTGATTTATCTTCTCCAAGTTTAGGTACAGATGAATATGTAGGTGATTTGATGGCAAAGCATAATATTGATTATGTGAATGGTGATGACGAAGATAAAGTGAGAGCATTTGCGTTAGATTTGATAGATAGTTGTATGAATGTGATTGAAACAGCACCTACAATAATAGAAGCAGACAGAAGTGAGGGTACAGAATGATTAAGGAATACATGTATGTTGCTATCAATCATAATGATGAAATCCAATGGGTAAAGGGTTCATCTTCAAAGACAAGATATTTTAGAACGGATAAATATCTTAAAGGTGCGGTTGAGCGTCACAATAAGAATTACCCTAAAGATATGTGGAAAGTCAAAAAATGCGTAATATTAGAAGCAGAACCACAAGAAAGTGAGAAATAAGGAATGGAAGAATATTTAGAAGATAATAGACCTACACTTGATGAAGTGTGTGCAGAATATGATAAGTGTGTAGAAGAATGTCCTGCATATGAATTTTGCCATAACAAAGAAGAAAGAGAGGAATAAATATGACAGTAAGAGAATTGCGTGAAGTTTTAAAAGATTTTGATGATGATATTGAAGTAATGACCAAAAAGACAGAAGCTTTCGGAACCGTTGGGAATATTTTTAGCGTAAGACAAGATTCGTATTGGTTTTTTGGGCGTGAAATACCATGTGTATTATTCACAGATGAAATCGAGGAGGAATAAGTGATGTTTACATTAGACGAAGCAATAAAGTGTGAATATGAATTTGCAGACTTTTGCGAATCAATAGCAAGTACGTATGACATGGATGACTATTATGAAAGGAGTATGGCTTATAAAGCTGGTGAGTGCGCCAAGGAGCACAAGCAGATCGCCGAGTGGTTGAAAGAACTAAAGCAACTAAAAGAGCAAGAACCTATTCTTGACAAGATAAGAGAAGAGATAAAAGTAAAAATCGAACAGGAGGATTTTGCACGTTCTGTATTTATCCATGAAGAAAAAGATCATGACAAAGCTAAACGATGTGAAGGCAAAATCAAAGCTTACAATAATGTGATTAAACTCATTGAAAGAAAGATAGTGAGGGATAAATAATGAAGTATATAGCAACAATTGATAGTGACAATGAACTATCAGAAGATGCAATAAGAGATTTAAAAAGCACAGTGTTTGTTGGAGACGAAAGTGCACCATACTGTTTTGAAATCACAAGCATTAAGCAAGAATCTTGTGAAGATTGTGTGAGCAGAAAAGCAATTATCAAAGCATTAAATGAGATGGATAGATACATTGCTGATGGACTGATATTGTGCGAGAGTGGTAATAAATTTCCTCTAAATGAAGTATTCATTGTAGATGATGTGTATGAAAAAATAGAAAATTTACCATCCGTAACACCACAACAAAAGACAGGCAAGTGGATTAAAGCATATACAGAGGAAAAATATATTTCCTTAAGAGATAAAATTACAGTCTCAACATATATGTGTTCTGAATGTGGTAGAATGATTAATAATATTGGGACGGGCCCTTTTGCTAGTAGAATAGAAGGCTATCCGTATTGCCATTGTGGGGCAAAGATGATAGGGGTGAAAAAATGAATAAAAGCAAATTTATACAGTTAACTTTTTTGAGTGGTACAAAAGTATATTTTAACGCAGACGTTATTACACAGTTGCAAGAATCAGAGGATGGAACTTGTTTATTTGTTATAGACAGTGATGAAAGTATGACAGTACAGGAAAGCGTGGACGAAATCTTAGCTAAGATAGAAAGCGAACCTACCATTGCCGAGATAAGAGCTGAAATAGAAAAGCTCAAAGCATGGATTCCAAAGGAAACTATGTACGGAAGTAATCAGATTGACGGAATAAATATGGTTTTGAAACACGTATTTGACAAATACAAAACAAAAAGTGAGGGATAATAAATGTTGTTAATAAAAGAAGCAGAAATGCCTAAAGGTTGTCAACATTGTATGTACTTCCGAAAGAATCTATTTGGGAATGGTCTTGATTACAATTATTCGTGTGTTTTAGGTGCAACACATTTTCCTTATCCGTGGATTAGACAAATGGAAGAAAGGGCAAGTGATTGTCCTCTTGTAGAAATCGTCACTTGTAAGGATTGTAAGCACCTTTGCCATATAGAAGATGCACCTAAAGTATTGGTTTGCGGAAAACACAATTGTCAGCAAGTATCGAAGAATTATTATTGTGCAGATGGAGAAAGGAGAGAGTAAAAATGAAGATAGTAATAAATGTTCCTGAAAAAGAATTTTCAACTGAAATAGAAGACAGATTTCAAGAATTTTTCAAAAGACTTGAAGTAGAAACAAAAGAACACATGATTAAT